CTTTGCTGAGAGGGCTAATTCTAACTGAGACTCCATCTTGTCGAGGCGCGACACAATGGGCAGATTCTCAAGTTTTATGATGTATCTAAGTCCGGCAATAAGCAGGCCAATTGATCCGAGAACGCTGGCAATAGTCGCGGCTAAATCACTCGCTGGCATCATCAACCTCTTGAACGTCAATAATGTTGCCGTTTGGCTTGGATGGATCGTATCCACCAATGCCGTAAGTTATTACTTTGCCCATTATGAAACCCTCAACCCAACTTGAATTGCATTAGCTGTGCGGGTTAGAGAGCCAGCTGTTGCAAATGCACCACTTATTCCGCTTTCTGTCCAGCCAACTTGGGGCGCAAAAGCTGTGCTTAAAAGATTCAAAGACAATAAGAAAGCATTAGTTGAGCCTACATAAGAATTTGTTGTTGCGTTTGTTTGTGAATTCGCAACTAACCAATACCAACCTGAATCTAAAGTTTGATTTATTGTGATTGCATAAGTTGTGCTTGCAGCAGAGGTTGAGACTGTTCCAGCATCTAATAAAACTGTAGTTGGTTTTCCATTCGATGAATTATAAATACCCAATCTAACTATGCCGTTACCGCTAAAGTTACTTGCAGCCCTTATAGCTATTCGATCAAACGTTGTTTGTCCTGCCAAATAAATAGGACTGTAATAAGTTAGATTATTAGTCATTGTGAGGTTATTGGCAGCCAAGCTTGTTGTTGAGTAATATTCGCCAGAAACATACCCCAAATTTTGAATAAGGCCAGATGGTCCTGTAGCACCTGTAGCACCTGTAGCACCTGTCGCTCCAGTAGCACCAATATCACCTTTTGCTCCCGTCGCACCAGCAGGACCAGTTGCGCCGGTGGGTCCTTGTGGGCCTGTCTCGCCTGTGTCGCCTTTAGGACCAGCAGGGCCAGTTGCTCCAGCTGGGCCAGTAGCACCAGCAGGACCAGTTGCACCAGTATCGCCTTTGCGACCGCGAGGACCGGGATAAAGATTGGCAGAATTTATGGTGAGACGACCCATTATTTGATTTTGCCGTAGCGCTCGTAGTTGGGGTTAAGCCAGTTGATGATGCTAGGCAAGACTGATACTAGCGCCGCATTTGCAATTGCGTCGAGATCCCAGCCCACCGCTAGGTATGTCGCTAGAGCCGTCGCGAGGAATGTTTTCCCCCAGCTTTCCGCCATCAGTTTGAATTCTTTCATTTCTATCTCCTTCGAGGTCAAACCAGCTGCCATCTTTGTCTCCCAAAGTTGTAAAGCTAATATGAAAATGCGAGCGGTGAGGGTTAGCACCCCTGTATTTTCTGCGCCTCCAATTCATAATCGGACTCATAATTTTGCCGTCGTAAATAATGTATTTGATTCTCTTATCGCCTCGCTTGGCGCACTTGCGTATTTTCTCAACAAGAGCGTAAGCCTCTTCTTTGTGTGCATTTAAATCAGCATCAATATCAAGAGCGCGGACTATTCCATCTTGCGGTATATGGTCTGAAGTCCCTTTCGCCATATGGCGAGCATCAGCAATCCAGCCATCAGACTTGCGATCGCGATCAGGATAGTCATCATCTATCTGCTCCCTTAATTGCTGACCGGCTTTGCAAAGTTTCGGCATCACTTACCGAGCTTAAGACCTTTTGGAATTGGCTTTGAGTAATTCCATTCGCGAATGTAATCACCAGAATCGTCGCTGTCGTTCTGTAAATAAATACCTTCGCGCTGAAAATCCTTATTTGCCAATTCAGGATAAAATTCAATAATTTGTTCTGGCAAAGTCATATTAACTCCTTATCCAAACGCCTTCAAAATAAGTTTTTGTCGTTCCGTTATAGAAATATTCGCTCGGCGTTCCTGCTGTAATATAGCCATAAAGTTCAACATAATCTGTTGTGCCATTCATATAAATTAAATCGCTCACAATCGAAGTTCCTTCATCTTGCGGCGCAGGGCCTTTTGTTCCTAAACTTGCTTCAGAACCATTTTTGTAAATTGCCGACCAAACATAAAAACCAATTCCTTCTTGACATTCTCCATTGATTTTGCCTGTGAAGTTGTAATAACCAGCAGTTGTCGGTGTAAATCTGTAATTTGTTGCGCTATCAAAGCAAGAACCAGTATCAAAAGTTTCGGCGTTTAATTGAACTTTTGTCCAAACATTACCTGTCACCGATTGAGTTGATGTATTTCTAAAAGCTCGAAATGCTGGTCCGCTTGATGCTCCAGCCGCCGCCCATTTAACCTTGTAGGGACTAACTGTGGTGTCGGCAGTTAATACTTGGCCGGTTGTGCCAATTGGCAAATTATCAAATGTGCCTGACCCAGTTCCAATAATAATGTCGCCAGCAGCAGTAATTTCCGTTGCCATTGAGTTGGTAATTGTTACTGCACCAGAAGTTCCACCGCCACTTATACCAGTTCCAGCAGTTACGGCAGTTATGTCGCCTTGATCGTTATTTATCCAAGTGTAATCGAGATCTGTGTTGGAAGCTTTTGAAAGAATTTGTCCGGTTGTGCCGCCTTTGAGATCGACGAAAGAAGTATCTATTGAGTTGCCCAAAGTGCGCATCGCCAGAGCGCCATCTTTGACAAGATCTGTGTCGTCAGGGGTTTCCCACCCGAAATTTGTTGTTGTTGCCATTAGCTGATTACTCCTATCGCGTCTTGCCATTCTAGCGTATTAAGTATCGTATTCCACGTTTCCGCCGCGTTCACCTGATCCCAATTCTGCGCTAGTGCGCTGAACTCAGTCGGTGATGCGGTGAAAGTCAATGAGAGGCCATTAAGGGTGCTAGTCCAAGTCCAGCCTTCGATATAACCGGTAAATTCGCCGCCATAGATATTGATGGGCAGATTGGTTATTTTGACCGGCTGGCCCATAAATACATTTATCAAGGCATCTCGGTCGGCGTCAGTCATTTCGGTATTTTGGAGCGGAAAGGTTATTGAATCGAATAATGGGCGAGGATAGGCGCGAAGGGCAATCTGGCGATTTACGATTGTTTGAGCGTCTGTGGCATCGTGAACGAGCGAATTTTCTTGGACTGAGTAAAGGCCATAAAGGTCAATTGAATCTTGGTCTAAAGCCGTTTTTGAGCTGTTGAAATTATTGCCATAGTTGATTTGATAGTCATTGATAATTTTGCCCGAGCGGATGGATTGCTTAATGCCAGCCGCGAAAGCCTCGCGAGCGTCCAATTCCGTGTATCCGTTAGCGAGTAGGTATGTCTGCCGATGAGCTGCATCGGCGTAGCCAATTTCCCCATTGGCGTTCTCATAAACATAGCCAAGAGCTGAATTGGCGATTTGGGTGACGATTGAATAGTAATCAATTGGGCTGGCTGAACGCTGAACCATTTCATACTGTCCGGGTCTATCAATGTCGCCAAGCCCTACGTCGCCAGCATTGGCCCACGTCGTTGTTGGATCGTAACTACTCCATTGTTGCGCTGGGCTGACTTCATTCCAAGAGGCAAGCAGCAAGGAACTAAGAATTGTAAAAATCTGATCGCCATCGTCATCTTGGGCTAACGAGTCAATCCAGATGGCTTTTGAAAGTTTAGATAATGCGCCTAGAGCAAAAATCTGGATTTGAGTTACATAAGCCACTTCACCAGCGGTTCTCACACTTGTTGTCACATCGCTAATTCGTCCACCGAATAGGCTAACCCAGTTGCCGCTCGTATCTTTGACCTCGAGGGTTACGCCAGTATTAACGCTCCAATCATAAAACGCGTTGGTTGCGTTAATGAGCTGCAAATTGCAATAACCGGCTTGGGCTTGGGTATTAACATCGGTGCGTCCAGAAGTAGTGGTAAAGCCGACAAGGGTTAAATCTGTGGCATCTGTGCCGTTAATTAAAACGCGATACTCAGGTGTCCAAACTGTCATAATTCGTTGCGAATTCCAAATAATCCGCTACCGCCGCCAGTTCCGCGAGAGTTTGAATTGTTGAGAGCTGAGACAACTGCTCGAGTAAAACCTTCTTCATCAATTGCACTCGGAGCATTGACGTTAATGGTTACAGGGGCGATTCCTTGAGCATCTGCCAATCTTGAGAATCCGCCAGAGGATACTGTGATAGGTGCGGCTGATCCGACTGGAATGCTTGGCGTTGAGGCCGCAACTCTGGGAGCGGTTGTGATTGGCGTTGTAACTGTGGTTGTAGGCGTAGAAGGTGTTACGTTAGCCGAACCGCTCGATGGGGGAATGATTGATGCGCCGCCAAATGGCAGGCTTGCTGTTGGAACGCTTCCAGTCCTTGAAGTGGTCGTTGTGGAGATATTAGGAATCGTTGAAACGTTAGGGACAATGGGAATTGAGTTGTAAGCGCGAATAATCTTATTAACTGCATCAATAACGTCGTTAGCCAATTCTTTGACTTTGCTGGTAACTGTGCCAATGATGTTGATGATTCCAGCAATTGTGGCTCCGACTGATTTAATTGCGCCTACTAAAGCCGTTTCAAAAATGGGGACTAAATAGGTTTTGATGAAAGACCATAAGTCGCGCAGAGCTGCTTCGTTATTCTTAAATGCCTGAACGATTGGATCAATGGCTGCTCGTTTTGCTTCTTGGAATTTTGGAATGAGAACGTTCACAACGTAATCAAGAAGTCTCTGAATGACTGGCAATAGTTGAGCGCCGATTGCTTCTTTGGCTTCATCAAAGCCGACCCTCAACCTAGCAATCTGGCCTTCGAAGGTATTGGCTTGAGTCGCAGCTGCACCGCCAAAGGTTTGACCTAATTGCGTTACTGCGCCTTGCAATCCCATCGTTTTGATTTCGGCAGCTGATAAACCAATGCCTAAACGAGCCAGAGAAGCCGTGTTGCCTTCATAGGCTTTACCTAAAGCGTTTGAAACTGTCTCAACGTCTTTGCCAGTAGCGGCTGAAATATCAAGGGCCAGAGTTAATAATTTTTGTGACTGCTCAACGGATCCTGTGGCTGTCGCAAGTCTCTGAAGGGCTGGACGCAACTTATCGTCTGCTACGCCAGTAGCCAAAGCCGTTTTACTTATCTGCTCTTCAACTGCCGCTATTTGGGCTTCTGTGGCCCCTGTGACGTTTTGTAATGCTAGGGCTAGGCGCTTCTGAGCAGCTTCATCTTCTATCGCCGCTTTGACCCCATCAATGGCTAATTTGCCAGCATAGGCGGCAGCCGCAGCAGCGGCAGCAGCAAAAGCGGCAGCAGCAATCTTGCCGAACTTTTCTAACTTACCGCCAAAGCCTTCGACTTCTTTAGAGCCTACGTCAAGATTCTTTTTTAGATTATCAACGTCAGCGAGAATGGATAACTTAAGCGTTCTACTTCCGGCCATTAGATGTCCCACTCCTTAAGGATGTAAGCAAATCCTTCTTCCCACTTATTGACTAATTCAGGCTGAATTTTGCGAAGGGTCGGGTAGATAAAATAACCTGCTGCCCCCCTACCAAGTCGAGGACTTCTTCTGGGAAATTGTCTAAAACGACTAGATCCAAATTCAAGACCCGGCCAGAGATTTTGTGTAGTGCCGCCACCTGAAAAACGCTGAGTGGCAAATCCGTAAGAGAATTCGCCAATCTTTGACGACTTTTTAACTCGGACGCCGTCGGCGACTCTTTGAACGGCTGAGGCAGCTTTGAATCTGTTGTAAGCAGCTTGTTTAATTTCATCAGCTGCAAATTGAGCCAATGAATTAGATAATCTTTGCGCTTGTTTTTTGGATTCTTCGTCCATAGCTTTGAACGCTTGGACAATATTACGCAACTCGCGGCGATCATAAGCAATCGCTTCATCTGCCACCTTTGCGCTCCTTCAATATCTCAATTGCCGTTAATACTTGTTCGATGTCCGTCCACTCGCTCATTGGGATTCCGGTCGCTATTGCGACTTCGACAAGAAGCCGATTTACGCTTCCGGACTCGTAGCTTTTGGGCTTTCATCTCCAATCAGCATTTCATCAATGGACAGTTCCCAGATTTCCTGAGACTTAGTGGGCTTTCCTGCCGCTTCGCGCTTGTAAGCAAAATATGCAAGATCTAAGAAGTCTGCTTGTTGGTAAGCCGAAATATCCTTCATCGAATATATGGACTTGCCAGTTTTGCGTTCCCACTTAGCCCACTCAGGTAAGCCGGCTACATAAGTAACCGACTCGCCCGTGTTGTATTTAATTGTTATTGATAACTTCATCTCCCGATGCTCCGATCTCTTAGCTGAAGGTCTCTGTTACTGCACCCTTTGATACCTTAAAGGTGAAGGATACTGTTTGTGCGTCAATGCCTGATCCGCCAGCTGTTGGAAATTCTGGCTTAATTGGGAAAACGAATTGAGCGCCTGATGCGGCGGTCAAGGTAATGCTGATGTCTGTATCTGGTGCGCTTTCTGCTGCTGCCCAAAGTGCTTCGCATACAGAATTAGCCTTACCCCAGTCTGCAAGCATATCAAGTTGGAAAGTGCCTTCTACGTTCACAGTCTTGTAAGCCTCGCCATCAAGAGTCTGATAAGTCTCGCGAACGTTGGTCTTTGTTAAAACAGCGTTGGTCGCTTGGGCTTGAACGTCCGTTCCACCCGTGAAAGATAGACCAACATCGCGACCAGTAATTACTGTGGTTGCCATTTGTTCTCCTAGGTTGTTTGTGTGTAATAGGTGGAAACGCGAATATCTGCAACCAATAAATTGACTGCACCCACTTGCGTAACCGATGGCCGTTCTACTGGGCCGACTGTATAGCCGTCCGGAATAACTGCCAAAACTGAGAAAATCAATTGCTCAAGATTATCAAGAGAAGCTGGATTGGAAAGGTAAGCAACTCCGCAAGTAATTGTCATATTGATCTTGGCGTGAATTGTTGAGTCATTGATTGTGTTCAATTCGAAATAGGGTGAATCTGGGACAAGAATAACCGCTGGAACTTGCACAGCTTCTGGAACGTATGAATAAACGTTCGCGGATACCCCAGTTAAAGCCGTTGCCAGCGGTGTGCGGATAGACGATAAAACAGTTGAGGCTGGCATCAGCCCACCATTGCATCGGTGTCAAGGTAAGGGCCTAGCAGACCTGTTACCTTGGCGAGAAGATTCTTTGAAAGTCTGTAAGGTGTAACTGCAAAATCTATTCCTTCAATGGATCCGCCGGCAGCTGTTCTGGCTTGGAAGATTTCGACAGAAATAGCCAAAACGGCAGCTTCGACGTTTGAGTTTCCAACGTAAGTTGCCGCGCCAGATAAAGTGGCTGTGCCAGCAGGAATAAGGTTTTTTGCTAGTACGTCATCGTTAGTAATAGCGGCTGTAAAAAACGAATCATCATATTTAGAGCCTATGGTGCGAGTGCCATCAAAAGGGTTACCGCAACCAGTAATTACTACGGATTGTTCTTGAGTAAAAGTATTTAATGTTGAACAAGAGAAATAAGCAACGTTATCGTAAAGCGAAACGCCATCAATTTTGACCTTATGAGCAACGAGCATTGGAAGAATTGAATTTTCTGATGCATCAATAATGTCGTCTAAATAAGCGTCTGAATAGAGGGACGACGAGACGCCAAGAATAGTTCTGAGCTGTGAGGCTGTGACAATTGTTGGCATCTCGTTTTCCTTTCGATCTAGAGGGTGACAGGCCAGCTCGGGAGCGGACTGGCCGTCACTTTTGCAGTTCTAACTAGAGAACCATCCAGCGGTAAGCGCCAGCGCCGACCTTTGTAGCCAATGCGCCGTAGCCGTAGTAGGCAACTTCGATTTGACCATTGAGAGCGACGTTCGTCTGAAGACGGAAACGTGAGGACTCATACCAAGTGTATGCATCTGGGTTGATAACGATGATGGTGTTATCGCCAACGCCGGAACCTGTTGTGAGGTTACGATCAACGCGGAAGTTCAAGCCAAGAAGATTTCCGGTTGCTGATCCAGCACCAAGATTTCCGCCTTGATTCATATTGCCAATGAGGTTCTGATAAATCGGACGTCCTGCATCAGCGAGGTTTTGAATCGCGCCCCATTGCTGAGGTGATGCGATGATGTTTTGAGCAAATCCGAGAGTTCCAGCATAGATTGAAACGCCAGCATCGGAGATGAAGTCAAGAAGACCAGCAGCATCAAGAGTGCGGTTGCCGCCGTCAGTTCCGCCGGCGATAAGGCCGGTTACAACTGCAACGTCGGTTGCCTTTGCGTATGCGTATTCCATTTGACGAACGAGTTCATCAAAGAACGCTGGCGAAGAACGATCAAGAAGTTCAACGGAGAAAGTTTGTCCGCCTGCATACTTCTTAACGGATACTGAAAGGAATTCGTTTGTCATTCCTGTTTCATCAATTGCAGCTGCTTCAGCTTCTTCGCCGACTGTTGGGACTGCGGTTAGCTTAGGAATCTCGAAAGACATTCCTGCATCTGGTAGAACGCCGCGAGATACCGAATCAACGGCTGGGCGATCTGCGTTTGATAATGGGTTGATGATTTCGGTCAATTGACGGGTTGGGATGAGACCAGCGTTGTTGCTTGTGGTGTCATCTGCAGCCATAACATACTGACGAGCAGCATCATCACCGAGTTTAGCGCGAACGCTATTCTCGAGGTATTTCGCCTTTGTGAACTCAAGGCGAGGAGTTGTGTAGAACGCTGGGCGTGAAGCCGAGACAGTTTCTACTTTAGCTGCTTCTACCGCTTCTTCGACGGCAGGAGCAGGAGCGGTAGTGTCAGACACGTGGTCTCCTTCGGTTGGTTTGTCTGCATCAGCGGTTGCCGGAGCAGAATCTTCTTTTGGCGCTTCGTTCTCGGAAGCGGCAACGACCTCAGCGACTCTTGCTGAATCTATTGCCGGATCTGTGACAAGACTGACTTCATCGAGAGTAGCTGACATAATTTGCATAACGCCCTTGTTGTTTGTCCACTCGTTAATTTGTGCGCCAACGCTAAATCCGTCGCGCAATCCTTCAGTTGCTTCGACTAGCGCATCTTCGCCAGCCATTGTGTTAGCAATCTTGAATGTAGCCACAATGCCATTAGCAGTTACTTCGTGGCTCATCAATTTGCCAATTGGACGAGTGCGATCGTGTTCAAGGAGCAACTTCACAGGCTTCATCTCAATTGATTCAGCTGCGAAAACTGTTGGCCCGACTGAGGTATTACCCTGCTCGTTCCAAGTGACAATCGTTCCGCTGATTGTGCGCTTTACTGTATCGGCCGCAGTTACGACCATAGGCATCTTAATTTTCATTAGGGATTAAATCTTCCTCTCTCTGAATCTGCTCGATGCTCAT